GTCTTTAAAGGACGAAGTACTTGAACTTACAAGGGAATATCTTGCTATGAATGCCCCAAGAGCAGCAAGAGCCATGATTAATGTGCTAGAAAGGCCCTCTGAACTAGGAAATCAACATAGATTGAATGCCGCCAAAGAACTTCTAGACCGTATTGGCATACAAAAGACAGATAAGGTTGAAGTATCTTCACCTAATGGTATTATGCTTCTGCCACCAAAGAATGATCGTGCGTGACTTGGGCTATTTTAAGATGCCCGATCCTGTCGGGCTAAAAGATGACAATGAATGGTTGGAAATACCAAGAATTAGTAGAACAATTCCTTTTGGATACAAGGAACATGAAGAAGATGACAAGCTTTTAATTCCTATTATAGAAGAATTGGAAGCATTGGAGTTAGCAAAAGAATATTTAAGAGAATATTCATTTAGAGAAGTGGCGGGGTGGTTAAGTGGCAGAACAGGAAGAGAAATTTCCCACATTGGTCTTAGAAAGCGAATCCAAAAAGAACGGCAACGAAAGAGTAAGGCAGCAACATATAAAATATGGCTTAAAAAGTACGAAGAAACCCTCCAAAAACTTGAAGAAATTGAGAGCAGACGTACGGGGGCGAAAAAAGAAGCAGAAAGTAGAGCAGCCCCCTAAGCCTGAAGTTGTTGTAAAAGAATTAAATGGTTTATCATTTGAAGAAAAGCACAATGTTTTATTTAAACCAAATGAGGGGCCACAAACAGACTTTTTAGCTTCTTCAGAGAGAGAAGTACTATATGGTGGGGCAGCAGGAGGAGGAAAAAGCTATGCAATGCTGGCAGACCCTCTTCGTTACTTAGCACATCCACAATTTTCTGGTTTATTATTACGTAGGACTACAGAAGAATTAAGGGAGTTGGTTTGGAAGTCACAAGAACTATATCCCAAGATTATTCCCGGCATAAAATGGTCGGAACGAAAGATGCAGTGGACCTCTCCCAGTGGCGGAAGGCTGTGGCTGTCATATCTAGATAGAGATGATGACGTACTACGTTACCAGGGATTGTCCTTTTGTTGGATAGGCTTTGACGAACTTACACAATGGCCCACAGCCTTTGCGTGGGATTATCTTCGTTCTCGTTTGAGGTCTACTGCACCTGATTTGCCTGTGTATATGAGGGCTACAACAAACCCTGGTGGTGCAGGACATGTATGGGTAAAGAAATACTTTGTTGATCCTTCTCCTGTAGGAAAAACTTTTGCTGCTACAGATGACAATGGAAATACATTGGTATATCCAAAAGGACATACTAAAGAAGGACAATCTCTTTTTGATAGAAAGTTTATTCCGGCAAAATTATTCGATAATCCATTTTTAGCTGAAAGTGGAGACTATGAAACGATGCTTCTTTCATTACCGGAAAATCAGCGAAAGAGGCTCTTAGAAGGAAATTGGGATGTAGCGGAAGGTGCGGCGTTTCCAGAATTTGATAGAACAATACATGTCACTGAACCATTTGATATTCCAAAAAATTGGCCCAAGTTCAGGGCTTGTGATTATGGATATGGTTCTTATAGTGCTGTTCTTTGGTTTTGTGTTGCTCCCGATGGGCAACTAATTATATATAGAGAACTGTATGTATCTAAAGTATTGGCAAAAGATTTAGCCAATAAAGTATTGCATCTTGAAGAAGATGATGGTACAATACTATATGGTGTTCTAGATAGTTCTTGCTGGCATCGTAGAGGAGATACAGGGCCAAGTCTTGCAGAGCAAATGATTTTACAGGGCTGCAGATGGCGACCAAGTGATCGAAGTGCTGGAAGTAGAATCTCAGGAAAAAATGAAATACATCGAAGGCTACAAATTCAAGAAGAGTTTGATGAAGATAATACACCAGGAATGGTAGTTTTTCATAACTGTACTAATCTTGTTTCTCAATTGCCTGTCATTCCTCTTGATCCTAAAAATCCTGAAGATGTAAATACTAGAGCAGAAGATCATTTATATGATGCATTACGATATGGAGTTATGAGTAGACCACGTAGAGGAATATTTGATTTTACTATGGAAAATATGGCAGACAGATATTTACCTTCTGACGCAACCTTTGGATATTAAAATATGGAAGATACAAATTTTGAAGATTCAAATCCAGTAGTTTTGGATGATGATACTAAGGATACAGAACTAGCTTCTTTAATTACTTTTATTGAAGGTCGCTTTAAGAGGTCAAAAGATTGGCGGCGATTTGATGAAGAAAGGTGGCTACAGTCCTATCGTAATTATCGGGGTTTGTATGGTCCAGATGTTCAGTTCACAGAGGCAGAACGATCTCGTGTATTTATTAAAATAACTAAAACAAAAGTTCTTGCTGCTTATGGACAAATTACAGATGTTTTATTTGCAAGGCAAAAGTTTCCTCTTAGTATCGAACCTACAACTTTACCAGAAGGGGTAACTGAATCAGTACATTTTGATCCTAAAACTCCACCAGAACAAACAGAAGAAGGAGAAGAAACAGAAGAACAAAGTCCTTATGGATTTCCTGGTGATGGTCAAGCTCTGGAAGCAGGAGAAACACGAACAAGTTTAGAAGAAAAGAAACTTAAACTAGGTCCGCTAGAAGAAAAACTTTCTGAGATTGACGGTCTTGTAGAAGGAGAAGGACTTACTCCCTCTGCTGCTACTTTCCATCCTGCTATGGTAGCAGCAAAGAAAATGGAAAAAAAGATTATGGATCAGTTAGAAGAATCTGGTGCTAGTAAACATCTTCGTTCTGCTTCGTTTGAATGTTCTTTATTTGGTACAGGAATTATAAAGGGACCATTTGCTGTAGATAAAGAATATCCTAATTGGGACGAAGATGGAACATACACTCCAAATATAAAGACTGTTCCACAAGTTAAGCATGTATCTTGTTGGGATTTATATCCTGATCCTGATGCCAGTAATATGGACGATGCTTCCTATATTGTAGAACGGCATAAATTATCTACATCACAATTAAGAGAATTAAAGAGTAGACCCTTCTTTCGTAAGGAAGCAATTAATCGTTGTATAGAAATGGGAGAAGTATATAATAGTGAGTACTGGGAAGATGACTTAAAGGACTATTATTTAAATGATCATCCTGAAAGATACCAAGTTCTAGAGTACTGGGGATTAATGGAAACAAGTGTAGCTAAAGAGTATGGTATTGATATCCCTAAAGAACTTAAAAATGTAGAACAGATACAAGTTAATTGTTGGGTTTGTAATAACTTCATTCTTCGTTTAGTTATTAATCCCTTTAAACCTGCTCGTATTCCATACTATGCTGTACCCTATGAACTAAATCCTTATAGTTTCTTTGGTATTGGACTAGCAGAAAACATGGACGATACGCAAACACTCATGAATGGTTTCATGCGTATGGCAGTAGATAACGCCGTACTAAGTGGTAATTTACTTATAGAAGTAGATGAAACTAATCTTGTTCCTGGGCAAGATTTACAAGTTTATCCTGGTAAGATATTTAGGCGGCAGGGTGGTGCACCAGGACAAGCTATTTTTGGAACTAAGTTTCCTAATGTAAGTAATGAGAATATGCAATTATTTGATAAGGCCCGTCAACTTTCTGATGAAGCTACGGGTCTTCCTAGTTTTGCTCATGGGCAAACAGGAGTAACAGGAACAGGACGAACTGCTGCTGGTATTTCCATGCTTATGGGTGCTGCTTCAGGCAGTATAAAAACTGTAGTTAAGAATTTTGATGACTATCTATTGCGTCCTTTAGGAGAATCCTTCTTTAGTTTTAATATGCAATTTGATTTTGATTCTGAAATCAAAGGAGACTTGGAAGTTAAAGCTCGTGGTATAGAAAGTCTTATGGCAAATGAAGTACGAAGTCAGAGGTTGTTACAATTTCTGCAGGTTGTATCTAATCCAGGGCTTGCTCCCTTTGCAAAATTCACTACTATTATTAGGGAGATTGCAAATTCAATGGGACTTGATCCTGATAAAGTTTGCAACACACCAGAAGAAGCATTACGACAAGCTAAGATATTGCAGCAACAGCAACCTACACCTCCTCCAGGGCAACCCCAACCTCAACAGCAGCAGCAGCAACCTAATGCTCAAGGATTAAGCCCCAATGATTTACAAGGAGGTGGTGGTGGAAACATAGGCATAGGAGCCGTACCTACCCCGGCAGAAGGACAATTTAGTGGAACAGGACAACAACCTACTCAGCAAGCTCAAGACACTGGTCAACAACAAGCGCCAGTGGGACGCCTTCAATAACTATTTAGATTGGCTTGTAGTACAACAGCAGTCTGGATTAGAGCAGAATATTGATGCAGTGAGTATACATAGAGCACAAGGTGCTATATTAATACTACGTAAGTTAAAACAATTAAGAGATGAGGTAAACGCACATGGCTGACATGATGGAAGAACAAATGGAATTTTCAGGACTTGTACCCGATCCAAATGAAATAGACCCTGTAAGTGGAAATGAGATTCCTCTTGGTTCTACGGCAGAAGGAGTACGAGATGATGAGACTGCCGCCATTAGTCCTGGTGAATTTGTAATTCCTGAGTATGCCGTGAATTTTCATGGTATAAAATTTTACATAGAAACTTTACAACTTGCACAACAGGGACTACAGCAAATAGAACAGATGGGATTAGTAGGTAATCCTGATGAAGAACAAATTCCAGATACAACTCCTTTACCTGATATGGCTATGGCAGAAGAAGAAGGAGCTAATCAACAGGCACAGTTTCAAACAGGCGGTCTTTTTACAGCACCTTTACCACAGGTTCCCGTACAACAACCTATTACTAGTGCTCCTATTAATCTTCCTACTACTCCTGGTATTGCTCCTATACGTCCTGTATCTACACAGCCTGTTCCTAGAGTAACTACTCCATCAGTCCAAGGAGTAAGTCCAAATAGATATCAACAAGGATATTATATGGATGTAGGTGACGGATATTACACCTACTTCCCGCCGCCGGGAGTTTCGTCATTCGGACAGTCTTTTAGACGAGACGAACTTCCTGCTGGTGCTATTATAGCTCCACCAGGAACAACGAGAGAAAGTGTATGGGGTACATCCCCCGGTGCATCACAATTTAAAAAAACACAGACTTATGATAAGTTACAAGGCCCCGGTGGGGGATTACCTGGAGGATATAAAGTAGAACCCTTTATTAATGATCAAGGTAATATTCTTTATTTAACTACTGTAGGAGGAGAAGTACAAGGTGGCATACCTCCTGGGTATCGTAGAGCAGGTTCTGAAGAACTGACAGGTGTAACAAGACGACAAGATCCACGAACAACTGCTGATGTTGCACCAAGAAAGCCTCCTCCTGATGGTGGCGCTGGCCCAGATGATTTTGGTGTAGATATGGATGCTCCCGCTTCTGATCCAGAATTAGATGCTGAAGCAACAGAAGCCTTTAATGCTGGTATGGCAGCAGAAATAGACGCCAAAGGAAAAGGAAATGTATCTTTAGCATTTGCTCAGAATTTGGCTAATGAGACAGCACTGGCTGCATATAAGGGACAAGAAAAAGGTACAGTATCTAAAGCTGCTAGTTTTTTAGGAAAAGCAATAGTTCCTGGTGCGACAATGCTATCAGCAATTACTGAAGCTCCTTCACAAGCTATAGCAGCAGCAAATCAAGCAATAGCACATGGAATGTTAGGAATACCCAATACATTAGGAGTGGGCATAGCTAATGTTAGAGGTTCAGATGTAGCAATTTTTGCTCCTATGCCTAATACTATACCAAATTTAGTAGTGACTAATCACAGTAGTATAACTGCTCAAGAAGCTCAAAATGCCATAGGTTATGCAAATAATTTTTCTATGGCACAGATGCAAAGTTCCAATAATTTTGGAAACTTTAACTTTTCTACTAATGCAAAAGGACAGCTTACTGGTGTAACTTCTAAAAGTATTAAACCAGATTTATTTGGATCAGGACAAGCTGCCCCAGGACAAAATTTTGGGTCTAAATTTAATTTTGCTACTATGGCTTTTGCACATCCTAATCTTCCAGATGAAACTGCTTATACAACTATGCAAGATTGGAACAGTAAAACTCCAGCAGAAAGAGCCAGAATAACAAGGGCACGTAAAGGATTACCAGCTCTGGCTACAGGGACATCAGCTACCCCTGCAGGTGTGGCGGCTGAAGCCTATGGTGGTGGAGAATATGGTCCTACTGGACCTGGAACTGGAACTGGTACACCATCTGTTGCCCCTGATTCACCTCAATCGGGTGCAGGTATAGCAGCTACTGCTGGTTCTACTGATAGTTCTATTGGTGGAACGATTGGCACTACTGGTTCTATCGCCGCCGCTTCAACTTATGGTGGTGGGCAATATGGTGGACCTGATGCTGGTATAGGTCAAGGTTCAGGTGCCGCTGTTGGGCCAGCAGGTCAAGTTGGAGCATTGGGCGAGTTTGGTGCAGAAGGAGAATACGGTGGTGATATGGGTCCAGGTGGTCCTGGTCCTGGCCCTGGTGATGGTGGCGATGCTGGTGATGAAGGAGGACTAGGAATAGCTAAAGGCGGTCTTATTAAACGAAAAAATAAAAATAAAAATATAAGAAAGAGGAGCAAGGGACTAGCTTCAATGTACTAGTAGTCCCATATGTTGGCTTACTTGACCCCCCGATTTGGCTACGGTTGGCCCCAGCATAGGAGAAAATACTATGGCAGATGCAATTGGTACTGTAGAACCTGTAAAGAAAGTTTTGGGTATTGCAGATAAGAAATATAATAATCGTAAAAGTGTAGAAGAAGAAGAAAAAGAACTTGATGATCTTATTAAACAGCAAAGCGAAGAAGTAGAAGCTGAAGAGAAACAAGTAGCAGAAGAAGAAGTACCTGATAATCCTGAAGAAAAGACTTTCAAGAAAAGATATGGTGATCTTCGTAGGCATTCTCAACAGCAACAAAAAGAACTTCAAGGACAACTATCTTCATTGCAACAGCAATTAGATACCGCTACAAAAAATCAGATACATCTGCCAAAATCAGAGGAAGAGATTGAATCTTGGTCACAAGAGTATCCTGATGTAGCAGCTATAATTGAAACTATTGCGATTAAGAAATCAAAAGAACAGGCGCAAGAATTAGAAACCAGGATTACAGAAATAGATAATTTGCAAGCTTCTGCAAATAGAGATAGAGCAGAAGTAGAACTGTTATCTATACATCCTGATTTTGATAGCATTCGTTCTAGTGATGATTTTCACGAATGGGCAGAAGAACAACCTAAGTGGGTACAAGATGCTCTCTATGAAAATGAAACCGATGCACGTTCCGCTGCTAGAGCAATTGATCTTTATAAGATTGATAAAGGCATAGGAAAAGAAGAAAAGAAATCAACACCTATGATAGAGAAATCTGCTGCTTCTTTAGTAGAAACAAATTCTCCAAAAAATATTCCTGATGTAGAAAGTAATGCTAGTGCATGGAAGGAATCAGATGTTGAAGCCATGACTGCCGATGAATATGAAGAACATTCAGAAGCTATCATGGAATCTTTAAAGGCAGGTACTTTCATTTATGATGTAAGTGGAAGTGCTAGATAAATTTTTTACTTGACAAATAGAAAATTTTAGTTAAAATGGTAGTATGATTAAAACTAGGCCCAGTTTTGCTTACCCTGGTTTTTTTAAGTTAACTTTTTAGAAACCCTGTAAAAAGGCCGATAGTAGGCTGATCCCCTATATATCCCACCCCCAATTTACTGGCCCTGTAAAAGTTATGTCCTGAAGTGTGGCATATGTGTCATGCTTGTGGGCCTTGCTTGCCCACTTGATACGAGAAAAAGGAGAAATAAAATGGCTTTTACTCGTGCTGCAGGGTATAACAGTTTGCCTAATGGCAATTTTAGCCCTGTAATTTACTCCAAACAGACTCAACTTGCTTTCCGTAAGTCGTCTGTTGTTGAGGACATCACCAATAATGATTACTTTGGTGAAATCGCTAACTTTGGCGATACTGTCCGAATCATTAAAGAGCCAGAGATCACGGTCAAAGAATATGCCCGTGGTTTGCAAGTTACTCCACAAGACCTTGATGACGAAGATTTTAGCCTTGTCGTAGACAAGTCAAATTACTTTGCTTTCAAGGTAGATGACATTGAAGAAGCACATTCTCATGTGAATTTTCAGTCGATGGCATCTGATCGTGCAGGTTATCGCTTGAAAGATCAGTATGACATGGAAGTTTTGGGTTACCTTTCAGGTTTTGCCCAGTCTTCACTTAGCTCTGTAGCCAGTACCGCTAATACTACGGTATCTGGAAGCAAGGCTGTTTCGACTGCTGGTTCAAATGAGTTGCTTTCTGCAATGCAGTTGAAGAAGGGTGATTTTGGTAGCATCACCACGACTTCGGCGGGTACGCATTCAATTCCGCTTGCCCCCCGTCTTCCCGGTGCTAGTGCTCTTCCGACTGCTACGGCATCTCCAAATATGGTTGTGGCTAGAATGGGTCGTTTGTTGGACACGCAGTTTGTGGACAAAGACGGTCGTTGGCTTGTTATATCGCCTCACTTCATGGAAGTTCTAATGGACGAAGACTCACGTTTTCTAAATTCAGACTTCGGTGAATCTGGTGCGCTTAGAAATGGGCTGGCTCTAAACAACTATTATGGCTTTAGGGTGTATGTTTCCAACAATCTACCTTCAGTAGGTACTGGTCCCGGTACAAGTGGTACTGCTAACCAGAACTCTAACTATGGTATTATTGTTGCGGGTCATGCTTCCGCTATTGCCACCGCAAGCCAGATCACGAAAACGGAATCGTATCGTGATCCTGATAGCTTTGCTGATATCGTGCGTGGTATGCACCTCTATGGTCGTAAAATTCTTCGGCCAGAAGCGGTTGTCAATGCCAAGTATAACGTAGCATAGAGGAGGGTATACATTATGGCAACTTTTGATATGACAGCTAAAGCTACTACTGGTGTAAGTTCTAACTCTATAGCAGTTAACCAAGGTAATCGTGGCGGTCAAAATATGAGAATGATTGAAGCTGTTCTTGATATGGACGCACTAACTGCTGATGGTTATAGTTGTACTAACGGTGATATCTTTCAACTTCTTGAAATTCCTGCAAATACGTTTGTTTTATTTGCTGGTGCAGAAGTTTTGAAAGCTTTTGATGGCTCTTCGCCAACAGTAGATATAGACTTTGCGGCTGGAAATGATATTATTGATGATGGTGACGTTACTTCAACAGGTATTCTTGCTGAAGGAAGTGCGGGTCAATCTAATGATGTTATTACTGGTGCAGATTCTACATTTGAATGTTTTGTAGCTACTACAGATACTATCGATGTTGTGCTGACTGCTTCTTCTGCTGATGTTACGGCAGGAAAGTTGCGGGTTTATGCTTGCGCTATCGACTGTAATGGTTGGGCTGAAGATACTACGGAAGTTGATCGTGATCAACTTGATTAGTATCTATTAGAGTATGGTGAGGGGGGCAATAAAAGTCCCTCTCACTAACTTTATAGAAAAGAGAATAGATGGCAAATTCATTTTTAACATACACCAATGATGCATTGGCTAAACTTAATGAAGTACAACTTACTTCAACAGACTTTGGTGATGCTCGTGGTATCCAAATACAGGTAAAGAATGCGGTCAATCAAGCTATTCGTTATATTAATCAACGAGAATTTGGTTGGCCTTTTAATGCTGCTGAAGCTAGTAAAACACTTACAGCAGGAGTAGTTAAATATGCTTTGCCTTCTAATACAAAGTATGTAGATTATGATACATTTAGAATTAGAAAGAGTGAGACTTTTGGTAATGCTGCCCGTCATCTTG